TGATTTGGTTCTGTGACATATCGCCAACTTCGAACAACGCAACCTTTTTACGTTGGCACATTGCTCGCCAAGCAATATCCAAAAGCCACCAAGTTTTGCCCCGCTTCTCAGATCCCATAAATGCGATAAACGCATCTCGTTGTAATGCACCTTTGAAGAAATCCCCAAGCGCCTGTGGATATTGGATGATTGGTTCTTGTGCTTCTTCGAACGATTCACGAATTGCATCTTCATCCGTCAGAACATCAATCCCTGCTCCGGATCCCATTTCGATTTGACCGTATTGGTTCACGGAGTTGAGTGCTTTTTCGACATCTCCAGATGAGACATCTCCACGAATGGAATCAGATAATCGTTTCAACTTTACTTTGTTGAAATACTCAGAAGCAATATCGATTGTGTAATTGCTGTTGGAAGCATCTTCGTAATTCTGATATTCATCGCTCAGATTTCCGAGAAATTTTTCGACGATTCGAATTGTATCGTCATCCGCATGAACGGATCCAGCCCAAGATTCAAACAGACTTTCGATTTCTTCTTTGGGTGCTGCTTCGTATTCATTGTAAAAATCCACACACCATTGACCGATTAGATTTCCCCATTGGGATTTGAATAAACCGGATTCCCACTTGGATGAGATTCTCCCTAAAACTTGTTTGTCCACGATCATCCCGATAAGGATTTTTCGTTCTTCCCCGCCCTGCCTCTTGGTGATTTTCATTTGTGTAGCGCCGATAAAAATTTGGTTGCTTCCTGCGATGAACGTCCAAACCCAACAAACAAATCTGAAATGTGTTTTTCAAATTCATTCGCTTCAATGGAAAACACAAGTGGTTTCAAATTCCCACTCCACTGTTCCCAATTGTGAGTCCGTTCCCAAATATTATCGAACCAAGTCGAAATGAAATGTGTCGGAGAGGACAAACTTTCAATCAAATGGTTGATTAAACTTCTTTTTTTTCTGAATTTTATTCGATCACTTCGGTTTAGATTTTCATCTGGTTCTGTTACAGATAATTTGGTGATCTCAGTATAGAATTTTTTGTAGTTGTCTAAACTTAATTGGACGTAAGGTGCTAATTTTTCAGATGTGTTTTTAGTCCAAACTTTGGTTTGGAGTTGTTCAACTATTTTTTTAGCTTCAGAAGATATTTCAATTTCTTGGATTGGCGGTAATTGATTCTTTGTTCTTTCAATCGCATTTAAGATTCGATCATATTTTTTTCTGAATGTTTTTGCATCGTATGATTTTGGAGTGTATTGATCTTTGAAGTTTTTAGAATACCAATCAATGGTTTTTTCTATTTCTTGGATTGGTATCTTATCCCTTTTCCTCATCATTGAAAAGTGGTTGGGTGAATTATTTTTTATATTTGGCTTTTGATATTTTGTTGGGAGACACATCAAGAATTTTTTGGTGAGATCAACATCAACATCTTCTGCAATTTTCTTACCTTTTCCCAAATCAAGTTTGCTCACCATACGCTTTGTTTTATTCTTTTTTATCTTATATAGAGAGACTTCACCTTGAGGTTTACCCTGCCTTAACACTGAGGTTAAGTCTGCCTTAACATTGATGTTAAGTCTGCTGCTGTTTTCTGCAATAATTTTGTCCGTTGAAATGGTTTTCAAGTATCGTTTTTTCCCATTGAAAGATGACTGCTCAATCAGATTTTTCTTTTTCAGATTGGAGATCATTCTTGAGATATGATTGGGGTGGACATTTAGTAGTTCTGAAAAATAATCATTCGATGCAAAACATCCGTCATCATTTTCTAGTCCAGCGATTGCCCCAAATAGAAATGCTTCCGAAAGAGATATTTCTTTTGATTGAAACAGGTTCAAGATATTAGAGGGAATCCACACTCCTTTGAAAGATTCGTTCATTGTAAAAATTTCCTCAGTTGGTTGATCTCTTTTTTGCTTGCTTCGCTGGCATCTTTCGATGATAAAACTACGTTGTAGGTTTCACCGCTGAATGGTTCCAAAAGATCACAAATTTCTTCGGCTCGTTTTTGTGCGTTCGGCTCATTGTCGAAACATATCACACGAATAGGATAGTTTGAAATTCTGAGAACTTGGGATCTGCTGAATCCAGTTCCGCAAGTGGCAACGGATCCAACCCCAGTTCTCCAAACATCGAAGCAACCTTCGTGAACAATAATCGCGTGGCGACAATGTTCTTCCCCGTACAATATTGATTTGTGATTTATTTCTTCTTGCTCTGCTTGGGCTGAATAATAACGTATTATTGCTTCATCGCTGATGCTTCGCGTTGTCCACGAAACCGTTTTTGTTTGGAATGTTATTGGAATGAAGATACGCCAAGAAAGATTGGTATGAATCCCGATCCCCCCAATATCCCACAGATCAGATAGTTCATCCGGATCGTAATTTCTTTTTTTAAGATACCGACGATGTTGTGGTAGAAGTTCCCCAACTCCTTTTGGGATCTCTAATGTTCCACGTTTATCATCGAACTCAATTGGATTTGAGTTTTTGAGATCTTCCAGAAGTTTATTAACATCCTTGAAACTTAGTCCGGTCATCTCAACTAATGTCGGTGCGATTCTTTGGCTTCCACATTTCCAGCAGTTGACATAGTTGTAAGATAAGTTCCAGCCTAGATGAAATCGTTTGGAATCTTTTCCGCAAAAAGGACAATCAGTTTGGATCCATCCAGATCTACAATGATGATTACCTTCTCTGACAAATTCAATCCGCAGTCGGCTTAGTAGATCGTCGAGTGTAATCAAGGTTCGAGTCCTTTTGGATTTTTTCTCTCATCATTTTTGTAATCATATCTGCCATCGTGATACCACGCTTGGCACAATATGCTTTGAAATGATCTTTGACTTCTCGCGGCACATGCCGAATATACACAGTCGTTTTATTCCCCGTCATCTTAGAATCTCCTTTTGAAGTTGGTCGAAAATATTTAAGTCACCATCAATTTTCCCGCCGTCCAAAGTGGCGCTGAGAATGTCTTGTTTGTTTTGAATGATGTCGGATAGCTTTTCTTCAATGGTATTAATCGCGACCATGTAGTAGCAGGTGGAAACATTCGTTTGACCTATCCTGTGGATCCTGTCCTCCGCTTGGGAATGTTCTGAGGGTGTCCACCCAAGTTCGGCAAAAAGTACCGTTGACGCGGCTGTGAGAGTTAATCCAACTCCCGCTGCTTGGATATTACCGAAGAATAGCCTAGTCTTTGAATCGTTTTGGAATTTGTCTACATTCAATTGCCGATCTTTGGATTTAGTTGAGCCGTCGATTGCAACTGAATTAGGGAATCTGGATTTCAATGCTTCCATTACTTTTTTGTGGATGCCGAACACCAATAATTTCTCGTCGGTTTCGTATAGGAATTTCTCGATCCATTCAATGACGGATTCAATTTTTAATTCACCCGCGAGCCTTTTGAGATAGCCCATTTTCACCAATCTCTCTGCTCTCTGTGCTGCGTTCGCTTTCTGTTTGGAGTATTTAGACAGCCAAGCAATTAGATCGTCTTCAGCTTCGTCGTATTCTTTCCTGTCTGAGATCTCAACAGGAATTACGTATCTGGATTTTTCAGGGAGATCCTTCAGAACATCTTTTTTCTTTCGCCGGATCATGCAACTGGATTTCAAAAGATCGTGAAGTTCACCCAGATTCTTGTGACCTTTGAACTCCCATCCCCAAGCGTTTCTTTTTGCATCACAAAATTTTAATGCGTATGGCATAAATGATTTGAAGATGTTTGGTCGCAAGATATTAAGAACTGTCCAAAGTTCAGCAGGTCTATTTGTTAGCGGTGTGCCTGACAGCGCTAGAACGTGAGGACATATCTTTGCCAATTGTTTAACGTATCGAGTCCGTTTTGCTTTTCGATTTTTAATGTAATGACATTCATCGAGGATAAGAATATCTGGTTTTAGTTTCTTGAGATATTCAATCCACCCACTGACGATTTCATAATTCAGAATGATGAAGTTGTTCTTTTGAAAGACTTCTCGTTTTGGTGGCGTTCGACCTTCAAGGATCTTAGCATTTTCTCCGATGTGGATCGATGCTTCCCTTGCCCAATTATATTTGACTGATGCAGGACAGATGACGATTGTAGTTCCACCCTTATTTCTTTTGTGGTAGTACAATGCTTGGATTGTTTTTCCCAATCCCATTTCATCTGCGAGCAGAGAACGCCCATCGAATTTTTCGATCTGCTTCACTCCCTCTTTTTGATAATCAAATAGTTTAGTCATTAAAATGCTTCCTTGATTTCCTCAAACACAGCAGAACATTCCGCAGATTTCCATCCGTCTTTCATCAGGATTTTACGGATAGCCGCTTGTCCATTTCGCATTGATGCTGGAACGGTTTTATTCTCCAGTGCAATTTGGATTACCGTCTTTGCCCCATCGGATAGATTAGATCTGCTGAGAAATTCCAGCATATCAAATTCGTCTATGATTAGAACTTTTACATTATCTAGTTCTCTCGCATCTGCTTTCGGTAAGATCGATAATCTATTTTGGATCTTTCGATTACGATCCTGCAATCGAAACCAAACCATATTCCTCAAGTAAGTAGAGAACTTCGCGCCTTTTGTTTCATCGTAGTCTTGGCAGGCGATCAGAAAAACTTCTTGGGCGAGAGAAAATAGATCATCGTAGTTCCCACCATATTGTTTTCTGAATTTCTGACAGGTTTGGTGAATCAGTAATTCGACATCGGTAAATTGTTTTGTTGTTGCTTCCATTGGTTAGCATCCTGCTTGAAAAGTGTTGTTGTGAAACTACATTATAACATAGATAACAAATGTTATCAACCACAGTAAAATGAATCCCCAACGAATCGAGATGATCCGTTGAGGATTTTCGTCTTAGTTTCTTAGTTCAAAGAAACTCCTAGAGCATATCGTTCTGCGGTAGGTTCTTCGAAAACTGGTAGCAACTCGCGGAACCGATTCATCTGTTCCATTTGCTTGAGTGCTGGATTCCTTTTCACGGTGTAGGTGAAAGCATTGAGTAATGCCCAACTTGTTCCGCGACCGTGTTCCGCAAAAGTAGGCTTGCGGTATTCTTTGTCCACCGATCCTATTCGACTCCACGGCATCAACCCCGCACGACCTGCTTCCATCAGAATTTCATCTGACTTAGCGTTGGAAATTTCTGCTTTTCGAAGTGAGTTCACAGTATTTCCAATCAAACCAGCTTTGATTTCGTATTGGTCAAGCGACTGACGGATTTCATCTACTAAGCTAAATCCGCTAGTGTGCTTTTTCCTCATCACAATCTCGCCGGTCGCCATTCCGTTGTTGCAAACTAAGATGTTCGCTCCAACAACCATTGTCAAAGATTTTCGCATCGCATTGGAAGTGATAAATCCTAGCGACAAATCCATTCCTTCAGGCGTTTCAACATTGTCGATTTTCAGGGAAAAAGCACCTGCTAGATCTGCTTCATCTTTCGATAAGCTGAATCGGCTTTCAGTGATTTCCCAACCCCGTGAATTGATTTCATTCACAAGCGTATTTGTCAGTCGGCTGTGATGGATCCCTTGCCAGTAGGCTCCCGCTTTTGCAGGTCTTTCCAATTTAACATTTGCTAAATCATTTAGTCTTGTGTTCGCGCCGTATACAGTAATCATAATCTTGGTTCTCCGTTGTTAAGGTTCTTGTTCGTCTATTTTATTATCGAGTTAAGTTTTATTTCAATGTTATAAAAGATGAACAGTTTGTAAACTTATTCAGGTTTTTGATATTAGAACTTCATTATTTGCCTCCTTTCGGGCTTATTGCGACAACTTGCCATATGTCGGGATTGCCGGTAAGCATACCCTTCGACCTTGCTATGGCTTTTTTGAACGCTTTGCTATTTGGAGATAGCTTTACTAATTTGTGGGGTGTTTTGTTGGTTTTCATTATAAGATTCTTCATTTTGATTTTCCTTATGTTTGATCTTTGGGATTGGCTTATTAGTTGCCGGTAATAAGTTGAATGATTACGGCAAAACCAATGAATCCGTTTAGGACGACGAAAAGTTTCAGTGCTGCTTTATTTTCTTGACTCATGTTGTTGTTTCCTTTGTGTTGTTGTTTCTTCTACTACTATTATAATCGACAGATAAGAGTTTGTACAATACTAATTCTGCATTATTTCAAAGTATTTCGCAGTTTATTTGGGGTGAAAATGCCTTATTTTTAGGGTGTTAGCAATGTTATATTGATTTGTCTTTTTTTAGATGGTAATTTATAGTCTGAGGGTGAGTTAAATTTTCAATGGGGAGACGGTATGGCAAAGGATTTTTATAAATTACTTCGACCACAAAAACCGGATCATTACAATTTTTCAATCGAACCGTGGACAGTAATTCACGATTGGAATCTAGGTTTCTTCGATGGCAATGCAGTCAAATACATTTGCAGATCCGGAAGAAAAACCGGCAAGGGAAATAAACGATCCGATGATCTCAGGAAAGCATTAGAAAATTTGTTTGAGGAATATCAAAAGCAATTATCATTGGAAAAGGAAATTTCGGATGGGGAGTAAATTCAAAGATGAATATTATGTGAATGTCTACGAA